TATAAATATTTCAGATGTTGAAGCAGGCAATAATGCTTTTGATTTTTCATATATTAATGAACAATTTATTCTTCCTATGCTTGGAACTTCAAATACTGGCTCAACTACAACTTGTAATTTTGGACAAGATGGAACTTTTGCTGGCAATGTAACTGCTGGTGGTAATAGTGATGGTAATGGAATAGGTAATTTTAAATATAGTGTTCCAAGTGGGTACTTGGCACTTTGCACAAAGAATTTAGGGAGTTAATATGGCAACACCAACAATACCAAATGGCGAAGAATATTTCTTTCCAATAATCTACGAAGGCAACGGAGGTGGGCAACGTGTCGGTAAGTTCGTACCTTTTACAGATAATGGGACAATAGATAATAGTGTTATATTTAATCGTGGAGATAATCCAAAGTTATCAAGATTACCAAGTTCAGATGGAAATAGAAGAACATTAACATATAGTGTATGGATTAAAAGAGGTATCTTAGGCACAGAAAACCATTTTATATCTTGTTATGATGGTTCTTCAACTGATAATGAGTCAATGTGGGAAATGCAATTTTTAACAGATAATACAGTAAGTATTTCAAGATATTCAGATTATATTTTACAAACCACAAGGACATTTGAAGATACTTCAAAATGGTATCATTTTGTAATGGCAATAGATACAACTCAAGGAACAGCAAGTGATAGAGTAAAACTCTATGTTGATGGTGATGAAATTACTACTTTTGATGTTGATAATAGAAGTAATATTACTCAAAATTTTGATACGGCTTTTAATAATACATCTGATACTTGTGTGATAGGTGCAAGAATTAATAATACAACTAAACATTGGTCTGGATATATGGCTGAAATAAACCTTGTGGACGGACAAGCACTAACACCAGCATCTTTTGGTTTGACCGACACCTCAACTGGCAGATGGATACCCAAAACATTAAGTGGTATCACTTATGGTACGAATGGTTTTAGATTAGAATTTGGTGATAGTTCAGCACTTGGAGATGACACGAGTGGAAATACGAATGATTTCACAGCTACAAATTTAGCTAGTACAGACCAGACTACGGATAGTCCTACCCAGAATCATGCGACATTTGACCCTAATTTTTCAGGCTCAATAGGATTAAGTGAAGGAAATCTTGTTGCGACTCAAACACTATCTAATAATTGGGAGTCCGCTTTTATAGGTATGCCAATACAAAGTGGTAAGTATTATTTTGAGTTAACCGCAGATGTTGTTTCAACTTATTTTATGTTAGGAGTAACTACTTTAGATGGTTATGCAAATGCAAAAAACACATATATAGGAGATAATGCTGATAGTTATTCTGTGCAAATTTATCCGGGTTTTAACGATTATGTTTATTATGGTGGAAGTAATTATGACACAGGTCAATCTACTAGTGTATCTAATGGTGATGTAATTGGTGTTTGTTATGATGCAGATAAAGGTGCATATTTTATTGCAGTAAATAACACTTGGACACATAGTGGCGATCCAGCTAATGGTACTAATCCAGTATTTACTGGTTATACACCAAATAAATTGGTTTATTTAGGAATAAGTTATTATGTTAGTGGTGCAAAATTTACTTTAAATACTGGTCAAAAATCTTTCACCTACACCCCACCAACTGGCTTTGTGGCTTTGCAACAGGACAACTTGCCAGAAACAGTTAAAGGTGTTAGTGGATTAGTGTGGACGAAGAATAGAGATTCTACTGACAATCATCAATTATACGATAGTTCACGAGGTAAACAATTAGTCTTAGCATCTAATGCAACAACTAATGAAACCACAGTTACAGATGGACTACAAAAGTTTTTAGCTGGTGGACAACAAATTGAAGATGATGTGTCAATTAATACAAGTGGTGAATCGTATGTGAGCTGGAACTGGGTGGCAAATTCAGGAAGCACTAGTTCAAATACTGATGGTTCAATTACCTCAACTGTTCAAGCTAATACAACTGCTGGATTTTCTATCGTGCAATATACTGGAACTGGTAGTGCTGGAACGATTGGACACGGATTATCGTCAGCACCTGAATTTATAATTTTAAAACGATTAGTTGGAGTTCAAGATTGGTTAGTAGGAAATACACCTAGTGGTTGGACAAAGCATTTATTTTTAAATGGAACTGATGCTTTAGCAACAACATCAATAACTTGGAATAATACTGCACCAACTTCTAGTGTTTTTTCAGTAGGAACAGGAAATTCATCTAATAAGAGTGGTGACCCATTTATAGGATATGTTTGGCACTCTGTTGATGGCTTTAGTAAAATTGGTAGCTATACTGGAAATGGGTCAAGTGATGGTACGTTTATTTACACAGGATTCAAACCAGCTTGGGTAATGATTAAAAATATAAGTGGGAGTTATCATTGGAATCTTTTTGATTCTGCAAGAGATACATTTAATCCAGTAGATAGAGCATTAGCACCAAGTTCAACCGCAGTAGAAACTAATTTTAGCACTAGTGAAATATTTGACTTTTTAAGCAATGGATTTAAATTAAGATGTACTTTGGGTGGAGAAAATTTATCTGGAAACACATATATCTATATGGCATTTGCTGAACATCCGTTTGTTGGTGACGGAGTTTCACCCGTAACAGCTAGGTAGTTTGACATTTCAAGACATAAAAGTTTTGCCTGACGAGGCTTAAATCAAGCCAATTTTTTAAGAATTATAACAAAATTAACAATTAACAAAAATAGGAGTTACTTATGTACGCTTATGTAAAAGCTGGACAAGTTGTCCAAATAGTAAATGCGAGGGCGTGGAACGATCCAGCAACGGGCGTTCAACATCCAGCCAGTATATTTAGTTTATGGTCAAAAGCTGATTTAGCTAATATTGGTTTATATCCCGTAGTGCAATCATCTTCACCTGATAGTCAATTTAATACTGTGGGTTCTGCTAGTTATAGTTTTGATGCTGATAATAACCAAGTTGTGGAAACTATTAGTTCTAATGAAAAGAATTTAAATGATGTAAACGAAGTAGATGATAATGGCGATGCGGTTTTAGATTCAGATGGTAACCAATTAGTTACAAAAGGGCTTAAAACAATATGGATTGAAAACACTAAAGCCACAGCAAAAAGTTTATTAGAGCCAACCGATTGGTATGTGGTTCGTAATGCTGAGGATAATACTCAAGCTATTCCAAGTGAAGTGACTACACATAGAGCAAGTGTTAGAACCGCTAGTAATACTATTGAAACGGCTATTACTGATGCTAGTGATATGACCGCCTTTAAAGCCTTGTTTATTGTACCTACTGATTCTGATGGTAACCCAACGGGTAAAGCCCCTATACATAACTTTCCTGATTCTTATGGCGAATAGTTATGTTGGAGATATTTAGTGCCACTATTGCTGGTATTAAAATCGTTCAGGAAACATTTGATAAAATTTCATCTACCTTAGATAAGGCTCAACATATTGGCGAAATTGCTCATCACGTTGATGAGTTTCTTAATGGTTATGATCAAGTACAAAAAGACCGATTTAAACGTAACTCAGCATCTAACGTATTTTCTATAAATAATGTTGCTCAAGAGGTTATTGATGCCAAATTAGCAAGTGAAAAACGTCAGGAAATAGCGACAATGATTGACCTTAGATTTGGTTGGGGTACGTGGCAAAATATTTTAAAAATACGAGCTGACCGCATCAAAGCTGAACGAGAAAGAATAAAAAAAGAACGAATACTGCGAATCAAACGTAGAAACGAAATAATGAAACAAATTGAACAAGGGTCAATAATTGTTGTCGTCATTATTGTAATATTAATCATAGTTTATTTTGGATTTATTAAAAAATGACAAAACTTACAGAACGAGAAACGGGTCAGCTTTTAGAAGCGATTGAAAATTTACAAAATGAATGTACGACACTTAGTACACGAGTTCGTGCCTTAGAATTGCAATTAGCAAAAGGCAAGGGCATAATGTCTGCTGTTGTAGTCGTTAGTTCTAGCTTTGGGGCAATCTTAGGATTGATTCTTGGCAGATCATAAATTTCAGGGTAAGTCCGCTGAATATTATGTAGCGTACTTATTATTAAGATTAGGATATGCGACTAATCTCGTTAATCAAAATGGCTTTGACATATTAGCCATTATAAATGACAAGTTAATTAGAATAGAAGTTAAATCGTCAACACGAGGAATTACTAATCGTAATGGTTATAAATTTTCTACTAAGCAAGGTAAAAACGGAACGTTAAGAAAATTATCTGAAAGTTGTGATTCTGACATTGTAGCTTTTGTAATGCTAAATGAAGAATATCCACGAGTTTATTTTAAACCGACAAAAACAATAACGGGTATATCGCATCAGATATATTCAATTCATTTGTCAGATAAAAATTTAGAGAAAAGGACATTGAATGATGCACTTAGTAAATTGGGATGAAATACAATATTTTAAAAAAGAAGAATTTAATTGCACTCATACGGGTAATAATTTAATGCAAGATGGTTTTATGCGAAAGCTGGATTTTTTGCGGAAGACCATTGACAGACCTTTAGTTATTTCTTCAGGATTTAGAGATGAAACACACCCCGTTGAAGTCAGGAAGACAAAACCGGGTATGCACACAAAAGGTATTGCTTGTGATATTTTAGCTAATCACAAACACGCTTTAGATATTATTAAAATTGCCTTAGATATTGGATTTATGGGTATTGGTGTAAATCAAAAAGGTAATTATGATGGACGATTTATTCACGTAGATTTGCGAGAAGCAGAATCACCAATTTTATGGAGTTATTAAATTATGTTATTTGGATCAATAATTTCAGGCGTTACCAAGTTAGCGGGTACGTGGCTACAAGGTAAACAAGAAAAAGCAAAATTAAAAGCTGAAGTAGAATTAACAAAATTACAAGCGACAAAGAAAAAAATAGAACAAGACGGCAACTGGAACGAGATGGCTATGAAAGCATCAGATAGTAGCTGGAAAGATGAGGCGTGGACAATTTGTTTTATTGGTATTATCTTCGCTAGTTTTTTTCCACCCTTGCAACCATTTATGGCTGATGGTTTTAAATTTTTAAAAGAGGATTGTCCTGATTGGTTAACCTATGGAATATTAGCATCAATAGCTGGTTCGTTTGGGTTAAAATCAATCGCCCAATTTAGAAAATGATGTACCAATGGCAGTTTAAAGTAATTGTTACTTTATTAATAATTCAATTAATTTTACACGTTGCAGAAATAGTAATTGATTTAAATACGAACGATATTATGCAAATATTTCCCGTTCAAATAATATGATGGAAAAATTTTTAATTATTGTATTTTTTATTATTCAACCAGCAAATGAAGATGTAAAAAAATACGAAATAGAACAAGAAGTTTTTAATAAAAATAAATGTCAGGAAATGGCAAAAGATATATCTTTATATGTAAAACCGAGCCAAGATATTTTAATTGAGGCTCAATGTGTTAAATATTTAAAGATGTAAGTAGTGTATAAAGTAGTGTATAGATGGTATATTTTTAGGTATAAAAAGGAATAATGTATAAAGTAGTGTAGAAATTTATCAAAACCATAGGGTTTATGGGGGTGTCATTGGTTTGTGGTACCGGATGTCGGGGGTTCAAATCCCCTCAGCCACCCCATCTAAAACCCGCAGAATATAAGGCTTTTCCCCTAGTTTCGGCTAGGGGATTTTTTTTTGTCTTTTTTATTTATACACTACCACCCCCAAAAACAGTATATTGAAGGTATTAAATAAGTGTATAAAAGGTGTATTGATACCTTTGCAGTATTCGGTTTCGTAGGAAAAATAAATTAGTGCTTGCATAATATACCATTTAAATGGTATAAATAGTTATACACTAAATAATAACTTATAAAAACGAGGTAATATGAAAAAAAATTTATTAACATCTAAAGACATAGAATTTATCAAACAATGTATGTTTTATTTTTTAGACGATAGACATACTTCAATGGACACTAAACGTGAATTAAAAAATTATGAATATAAAGTTCATAGTATTGATGAAAAATTATGTGAAATGGAAAACACTATTATTAACCAACTAACGAGGTGAAAATGAAATACGAATTTATAAGCAGTTCAAAAATTAAAAGAGGTAAAAATACATTTGGAAGAATCAGCTATCGTGAAAATGGTGTACGAAAAGTTTTAGATTGTTCCATTGATAATTTAGAACAATATATTTCAAAATTTAAATATGGATTAGATAAACCAACACTCAATGCCTTAACTAAAAAATATTTAGAACACAGACAACAATTAGTTCGTAATAGACAAAATGGTGGATATGAAGGTATTAAATTAAGAACCTATGATACGGATTATAATTGGATCAAAAATCATATTCTTAAACATTGGGGGTCAATGTTAATTGAGGATATTAATGAACGTTTTATTTTAGATACTGTAAAACCATTTCTTAAAAATCCATTAAATTATAAAACCTTTTCTACGGGTAGAAAAATTTATAACCAATTACAAAAGATATTAGATTTTGGAATGGAACGTTCAATAATTAAACCTATTCGCTTTTTTAAATTTACATCAAAGAGTGATGGACGAAATGTTGAACCGAAAACTATTAGACCTATTCCAACAGTAGATGAAGTAAGAAAAATTATATCTATTGTATCACCATATTACCGAGTCTTTTTATTTACACTTGCGACAACGGGTTTACGTGCTGGTGAATGTTTAGGTTTACAATGGGATGATATTAATTTTGCTAAAAAACAAATGACAATAAAACGAACTGTTAGTCTAAAGACGATTGACATTCCAAAAACAGAAAATGGATTTAGAACCATTCCATTACCTGATTACTTAATAGGTATGTTAAAAAAGTTTAAATTAGATATACACAAATATGTCCAGCTATCTCAGCCAACTGATTTTATATTTCCTGATACAAAAGGTAGTTATAAAAATATTGATATTTGTCGTACTAATTCAATTTATTTTGCTAATAAAAAATTAGGTTATAAATTTGATCTACAATCATTCAGACGTTTTTACCGAACGGAAATGGAATTAATATTTGATGAATTAAACCTAAATAAAATGGTTTTGAATTATCGTTTCGGTCATTCTGCAAGAAATGTAGCTGAACAACATTATATTGATAGAAAAAGAGTGAATGATAGTGAAAACGAGTCTGTAAACATCTTGGCTAACAAGATTATTTAGGACGATATATTAGTCGTCCTACCCCCTAAATCGTTGCCTACGGGCTTTATTTTGGCTCGTTATTTTAGTTTTTGTAGCAGATTTCTTACTGTTTCAGAAATTCTATAATATTCTTCTTCAGTTACTTCTTTTGGCAACATTTTTAAATTACTACGTAAATAATTTTGATAATGAACCATTGATTTTGTTAGTAATTTTTTTTCTTCTGTACTAAACATTTAAAAATTATTTAAAATTTCTTCGCAATCATAATGAATGAATTGCCATTTATTATCAATATACCTAAATCCGTGTTTCATTGTTTCTGTATCTAAAAATTCACCACAGACGGGGCAATTTAATTTGTAGTGTTGCATCTTAACTTTTTTAATCACTACTGTTTTTTGTCCTCACAATGTTGTCTGTATTTTATGTAACCGAATATATGAAGTGATGGATTTTTGTCATCGGTTTTTTGCCAGCCGACATCCACCCATTCACAATCATATAATCGTTCATTTCTTTTTTTTTGATGAATAAACTCTACATTATCCCAAGCAAAAAAATTTAAAATTAAACTGATAAATACTGTTTCCATTAAAACGGAATGTCGTCATCAGGTAGTTCAACAGATTCTTTTTTTTGTGGCGATCCATTAGCGGAATCTTTTTTAGGTAAAAACTCAAAATTACCAAAAATAATTGAGGCATTTTTCTTTTTATTACCATCTTTATCTTCATACGTTGATAATTGTAATTCACCATTAAAAACAAGACCCGTACCTTTTTTAAAAAAACCAGCTAAACTTTCAGCCCGTTTTGTATTTAAAATGACACAATCAATCCAGCTAGTCTTTTGGTTTTCTTTACTACCCGTATTTTTTGAACCAATACTAAATTTAAGTATTTTATTTTCAGGATTAGTTTTTGATGTGATTAACTCAGAATCTTGTCCAAGATAACCACTACCATTAATATTCAACATAATATCTCCTATTGGTTAGTTGTTATTTTTATTTCATCCTTCAGCTTTAACACTTGTTGTAAAACATCAGAATCCTCGTCTTTTAACTTTTTGTAAATTGGTGAGAATACTTTTAATAATTTTCCTCCCGCACCCCCTTTACAATCCATTAACTGTTTATAATCATCAGGATATTTTTCTTTAAATTTAGTAAATTGACGTTCATCAATTTCTTTTTGCGGTTCAACCCGATAGCTGTGTCCACCATTACCTTTTGGTTTTTCTTTTAATGGATTATCTAAATCGTGGTCGTTGTATTCTGCTAGTCCTAATATAGACATCAAGCCATATCGTCTTGCATACGATATTGATGCCCCTATGGATTGTAATTTAGAATCACCCGCTTTTTCAGATTCATATAACCGAACACCATCATCACTAATAAATGAACCATCTTTATGTCTTATGGTTGTTTGTAAATAGCTATGTTCGTTAATTAATATTGAACGTTGTGTAAAATATAAATCACATTCATTCAATATTGGTTTAATTTCACTAATTAGGGTCGGTAGTTCAAAATATTGTCCTTTAAAGGCTGATTTTTTTTCACCCTTTATCCCATCAAACAATGAGTGAAACTTACACATTGATTCGTGAATTTTTCCTTCATTTACAGATTCCATATTCTTTTCACCTCTTCTGTAACGTCAGAACCTAAGTCGTACCAAAATTCATTTAGGTCAGGAGGTTCTATTAACTCAGTTAATAAAAACGGATCGTTTACCTTCTTTAGCAAGTTTTGACGACTTAAAGCAATCCGCCTCGCTTTTTCAACATATCCATCCAATGATTCCTGAGATAATAATTCACAGTTATCTTGACTAAATATTTTGAAATCTTTTTCTGTGGCATAAACAATTATTGGTTTCTTTTTTGTTGCCCGACAGTATAATGCTAGTTGCATTATGTCGTTATTGTAAGGTTCTTTAACAACGGGAGGACTATCACATTCAAAATGTTTTTCCTCAAACATAATCTTACATTCACAATCTTGTTCATTTACATACACATCAACTTCATCTTTAGTTTTAAATACTCGTTTTGTTTTAGACCACATTCCATTTTTTAGGATGCGATAAACATTATATCGGTCAGGAACTTCACGAATACGATTCCATTTAGTTTTTAATTCAATGACGTTTTCACGAGTTCTAAAATCTGTATATCCCGTAATGGGAATATCTAATTCAGGTAATTCTAAATTTATAGGTGTTTCTAAATCACATTCACTAACACCTAATTCTGTAAAAGCAAATTGCACGTTATTGTATGTAGGCATAAACCGTTTTTCATATTCATCCGCCTTAAATAAATCTTTAGCATCATACTTATCTCTTCTTTTTCTAAAATCATTAAGTACGTCTTCCATAACGGATTTAAAGGGTAATTTTTTTATATCAATATCTTGAAATAATTGGTGTACGGCTGAACCCGCCCTTGCCATAGGTGATGCTTTTTTTTTCTTTTTTATTTCAGGGTCAAGTAAAAAATAATTAAGCAACCAAGATTGAATAGGTTGTTTGAGTTGAGAAGGGGAAAAATGGTCAAAATCTAAATCAATGTAAATTTGAGGCAGAACGTCTTTAATCTTGGGTTCTGTATCGCAAGGTGTTGAATCTTCGCTATATATTGTGGTTACGTTATTCATATATACCAATAATGGTATAAATATAACAAAACTACAACGATTATCAAGAATAAAATCGTTATTTAATCAAATATGTTTAAAAATTGCCTTAATTACGTAAATTTCTATAACAACGTCTTTTTTTATTTCTGTAATAAAATTATGTGGATTTTCATACGTGTTTTTATCTTCATTTATCCTTTTTATGTAAATGTTGTCGTTATCAACTTTATCAAATATGCCAAAAGCAATAACGTTGTCGTTTTGTACGGCATACTCAATTACAATTTCTTCACCTTCTCCATAACTAGAGTCTTTTTCTATTAATACAAACTCATTTGGTTTTATACGTGGATAAGAACACATACCGGGTACTTTTACAAAATAATAATTGCCATCATTGTCCCATTTACTGTAACGTCTAGGTGTCTTATCTTTTAAGCTAACTCGTTGATCAATAGTCGTTTTACCAATTAAGGGAATACCTTTATTTGTATTTAAACTTTGATTAGCTTCACCAAGTTGCATCCGAACCAATTCGTCTACGGGCATATTAAAAGCCTTAGCTATATTGCTTAATGTTTCTGTACGTAGTCGTCTGACACCTTTTTCTATACGAGATACTTCAGCCTGAGTGCAACCTAATCGTTCAGCTACTTCTCTTTGGGTTAAATTAAAACGTAATCTAAGTTCAGACAATAAAGATTTGTCTTTCATTTTTCACCTCTAATAAGAAATATACCATTTAAGTATATTATTACAAGTAAAAAGAATGTTTTTACATAACAAGCAATAATTTATAGATATAACAGTTTATTATACATAAATAGGTATTAATGGTATAAAATTAATTATAAAGACGAAAAAACTTGCCAAATAAAAAAAATTTCGTTATTTGTTAAATATGAAACTTAAAGATTATTTAAAAGAAAATAAACTAACAGAAGTAAATTTTGCCGAAATGTTAGGGTGTAAACAACCCACAATATCACGATACATTAATCAAAAACGAATTCCAAAAAAACAGATAATGCAAAAAATTAATGAGTTAACTAACGGCAACGTTAATAAAAACGACTTTCAACGGGGTGATGATAGTGGGGAAATCTCAGCGAATTAAAGGCAGTTCTTTTGAACGAGAAATAGTTAATAAACACAAAGACTGGGGTGTTGATGCCAAACGTGTTCCATTATCAGGAGCAACTGACTTCGCCAAACACGATGTAATGATCAGCGGAATTTCCGCAGAATGTAAAATTAGAGCAAACGGATTTAAACAAATTTATGATTGGTTAGCGGAAGAACCTGACGTATTGATTTGTCGTGCCGATAGAAAAGAAACGTTTTATGTATTGCCTGAAAAAACGTGGATGCAGTTTTTAAAATGGTCAAAAATAATTAACGATGGATGAGATACGTGTTTTACCTCCCGAACCCACAGTATTACCTGAAGAAAAATTATTTATCGCCGTACTTAGACAAGCGATTATTGATTACGTTAAGTTTCGTAAACAAAAAGATTATGAATGGTTTTTTTCTGACGATTGTAAAGAAATTTGCCAATGGATTGATGTTTCGCAATCGTGGATCATCAGAATTATTAAGAACATTAAATGAAGAAACACAAAATATTAGATTTATTTTCAGGAATAGGTGGATTTAGTTATGGATTTGAAATGGCTAATTTGGGTGAAACTATTGCATTTGTTGAAAAGGAAAAGTTTTGTCAGAAAGTTTTAAGAAAGCATTGGAAGGATGTTCCAATAATAGACGACATAAGGAAAGTTAATGGAAAAGACTTTGGTACAGCAACAATTATTTCAGGAGGATTCCCTTGCCAACCCTTCTCCGTTGCTGGAAAAAGAAAAGGCAAAGATGACGACAGATACTTGTGGGATGAAACTATTAGAGTTGTTGCCGAATGCAAACCGAAATGGTTTATTGGAGAAAATGTTGACGGCATTGTTAACATCTCCAATGGTACAATCTTGCGACAGATACAAGAAGATTTGGAAAAAGAGGGTTTCCAAGTCCAATGTCTTGTTATTCCAGCTTCAAGCATCGGTGCTTGGCATCAAAGAAAAAGGGTTTGGATTATCGGACAAAATGTATCCGACTCCATTAAACACGGATTGGAAATACCAGTCATACAATCCAATAACATACAAACTTCCAAAGCAAAAAAAAATGTCTACGGAAGTTTTGAAAAACAACAAACCTGGTGGCAAGCTCAATCCGAACTTTGTGGAGTTCCTAATGGGGTATCCTACGAATTGGACAAAGGTAGAGCCAACAGAATCAAATCACTCGGAAACTCAATCGTGCCACAAATCGCCCAACTTATCGGAGAATCAATTTTGAAAGCTGAAGATGATGAAAAACAAACACATAAACAAATACTTGGCGATTGACGTGTTGGAATTTGTAACTGAACAGTTAAAGAATGGAATGACGTTAAAAGAAGTTGCTGAGAATTGGTTGGATAATTATGAATCTATTAACCTGACTTATGGCAATATTATCAATGCATTAATCCGCCAACATCAAAAGAGTTTTGAAAAGATTAGTAATGGGGAAATGAACCAAATGGGGTCTTATGATTACGATTAAATTAACACCCGAAGTTTATGATAATGCCATTTCACTTGCTCATTTTCGTTATCAAATGAGTCGGGCAAGTAATTTAAAAAATCAAAAACAAGATAAAACACGAACTGAATTAGATATAGAAAAATTAGGGGCTAAAGGTGAATATGCCGTTGCCACATTGTATAACTTAAATCCGCCAATAAGTGGAGGCTGGGATTCAGGTTATGACTTATGGTTTTGTTCAAAATCAATACAAGTTAAAAGTACGTTTCATTCTGATGGACAATTATTATTTAGATCAAAAGAAAAATTTATAGCTGACTTTGCCATCCTGGTCGTACAAGACCAAAGCTGTCCAATGAAAATGACGATAGTGGGGGCAACGAGTAAAGATTATTTTTTCAACAATGCCGTAAAAAAAGATTTAGGAAATGGTGAAGTATACACATTAACTCAGGACAAAATGGCTAAACCGCAAGACTTTTGGAAATATATGATGGAAAAACGTTATGCTTAAAACATTAAGAGTATTATCACTCGGTGCTGGAGTGCAATCAAGTACCTTAGCTTTAATGATTCATAAAGGTGAAATACCTATGGTTGATTGTGCTATCTTTGCTGATACTCAAGCAGAACCGCCTAAAGTTTATGAATGGTTAGAATTTATAAAAAAAACAGTAAGTTATCCCGTGCATATTGTTACGTGGAGAAATTTAGAACAAGATGTATTAGATGCAAGTCAAGGTAAGTATCAAGCATTTACAATTCCTTTTTACACAAAAAACAAAGAAACAGAACAAAAAGGTATGTTGATGCGACAATGTACTGCTGATTATAAAATTAAACCAGTTACAAAAAAAGTAAGAGAGTTACTAGGGTATAAAAAAGGTGAACGAGTAGATTTAAAAGAAGTAAAAGTTGAAATGTTATTAGGTATATCAACAGATGAATTAAGAAGAATGAGAATGAATAGATTACGATATATAGATAATCAATATCCACTTATAAATGATTTTGGTATGTCAAGGCAAGATTGTATAGCTTGGATGAAAGATAATGGTTATCCTATGCCTACAAAATCAGCGTGTTATTTTTGTCCTTTTCACAGCCAATCAGGTTGGAAAGAAATAAAAGAAAATGATCCTAAGTTATTTGAAAAGGCAGTTCAAATGGATAAACAAATTCGTGACCAAGAAAAATATAAAATTAAAAACAAATTTAAAGATGACCTTTATTTACATAGAAGTTGTGAACCCTTAGACAAAGCATTGGAAGATGATGGTCAGTTAGATATGTTTGATGGGTTTGATTCCATTTGTGATGAGGGTATGTGTGGTGTTTAGTTTATTTGTAGAAATAATTGCCGTAGCTACCGCCATCACTTCTATTTATTTGTATGGAAATGGGTGGAAATATTCAGGTTATTTCGGCTTATTTTCACAGTTTTGGTGGGTATTATTCACATATTTGAATGAACATACGACTTTATATGTGTTGTGTTTTTTTATGATCCTAACTCATATTCGCAATATTTTTAAGATGAGGGCTAATAATGAGTAAAGAACCCGTTTACATAAATAAATCTAAATTAAAAGATAAATACGCCATTACACCTAATGCCTTAATACAAAACTCCGCCATTACTCTAGAGGCAAGAGGACTATTAGTATACTTGTTATCATTACCATCAGATTGGAAATTAAACATAAAAGACCTAAGTAAGAAAAATAACGTAGGTGAAAACAAAATTCGTAAGCTAATCAAAGAGTTAATGAAGTATCGGTATATCATTCGTACACAAAGTAGAATTAAGGACGGAACGTTCAAAAGTTTTGATTATTTCATATATGATACTCCGCAAACCCTTGAAATCCGTCCAGTTGATGATTTACCGCAAGTGGATATTCCACAAGTGGATAATCCACTAGTGGATATTGGGTACACATATAAAGTAAACAATAAACAAAGTAAACATAATACAAAAGAAACATATACTGATGCTTTTGAAGAGTTTTGGAAGTTATGTAAACGTAAACAAGGTAAAGATAGAACGTTTAAAAAATATAAGGAAATAATTAAAACAGTAGACCCAGCCATTCTAATTAAAAAGATGAACCAATACAATCAAGAAAAGGAAGAGTGTAAAACTGAATTGCAGTATTACAAAAATCCATATACGTGGTTGCATCAAAAAGGCTGGGAGGATGAATATATAGCGGAGAAGGATGAAGAACCTACTGAAGAAAAGATATTAGAAAGCTGGTTGCATAAACATACAAAGCTGGGTTATCAGCTACCTAATGACATAGAACAAAAACTAATACAAAAAGGTATGCTTAATGAAGAAAATAAAGTTAGTTCAAATTGATGGTAAGTTGCCTAATCTTGCATTAATGAAAATGTCATCTTATTTTAAATCATTGGGTCATAAAGTTACATTTACACGTTCTGTTAATCATTTAATGTTTGAGGATGATTATGATGAAGTGTATGGATCATCAATATTTTTATTTAGTAAAAACAGAATTGAAAAACTTAAAAGTAATTATCCTGAAGCAATAATTGGTGGAACGGGTACAGATGATTGGACAAAATGTATTGGTGATTATATTGATTTAAGTTGGAATAAATTAGATTATAGTCTTTACCCTGAATATAAATTTAGTATTGGTTTTACTCAAAGAGGTTGTCGCTTAAAATGTAAATTCTGTGTTGTTCCAATAAAAGAGGGTAAGAATAAATCAGATCAAACTATTAATGAAATATGGAGGGGTAAACCTTATCCTAAAAAAATACACTTACTTGATAATGACTTTTTTGGACAACCGCAACAAGATTGGGAATACAAAATAAATGAAATAAAAGAGGGAAATTTTAAAGTGTGTTTTAATCAAGGAATTAATATTAGGTTAATTGATGATGTAGTTGCTAAAAATTTAAGTGAAATAGATTATCGTGATGACTCATTTAAAAATAAAAGAATCTATACAGCTTGGGATAATATTGGTGATGAAAAACGTTTTTTTAAAGGTGTTGAAACATTAACAAAGTACGGAATTAAAACAAATCATATAATGGCATATATGCTTATTGGATATGATAAAAGAGAAACGTGGGAAAGAATTTGGTATCGTTTTAATAAAATGGTTGATGTTGGTATCTTACCTTATCCTATGGTTTACGATCCATTACAAAATAAAAGAGATTTAAAGCTGTTTCAACGATATGTAATTAGAGGTGATTATAGACATAAAAATTATGATGAATATTTACGTCACTATCATAATAGAAACATCAATGAATATAATAAAATTATGGAGTTAGATTTTGCCAAAAAAGAAAAAGCAGTATAAAGCCGAAGATTTACGTTTTCATAATCATATTCCTATTTATCAGGACACACCAACACCTGAACAAATGAAGAAAAACGTATACGAATATGAAACGTTAGAAACAAAAGTACAACGAGCAAGAATACTCACTCAAACATTAATGGATACATACTTATTAAAAAAACAAATAACTGAACCACAGTATGATGCGGGTATGAAATATTATAAATTATGGCGATTATCAGGACTAGAACCACGAACAACTAGTGCATTAAAACCCGTTGTTAGTTCTAATACATCAATGGCGATAGGGGACAATCAGGGTGATTGTTATGTTGCCTTACAAGAGGCACGATCAGCCGTAGGAAAACGATTGGTTAGCATATTGGATAAAGTGTTGCTATATAATGAACCATTAAAAGAATGGGAAAAATCGTATGGAGTTAGACCGAAGACGGGTATGTCGGTATTAATTGTCGCTTTAGATACGTTAGCTGACTTTTGGGGAATTGGTTAATCGTCAGGATTATTTTCTTTATCTTTATATTCGTCAATCTTATCGTTAACTTCCATTTGAGCATTTAAATCTAAACTAGGATCACGTGCTGGAACTGTAAATGGTTTGTCATATTTGCTCAAGGCTTCATCTAAATGTGAAACGTCAATACCATATTTTTTTAATTCACGAATATTATATTTCATACATTTAAATAAATCTAAAACAACATTGTCTTTGCTATCAGCACGAGCAATATATTTTAACATACACGCACGATTGTGATTAAGATTAAAGGCATCAACTACATCAAGAATTTCTATTTCCGTTCCGTCAGGAGTAATGCCTTTATAATAATTAGGATTTACTGGAGTCTTATTCTTCATACAGCATTAACCAAAAAGCAAATATAGCTATTGATATACCTAGTGCAGAGTTAGCATAATTACCATACACAAGGTGATGAATAGAATAATAAAGCATTATTGGTGATAAACACACACCAAGACAGCGAGTAAATATATAAAATAGTTTATTTTCCATAACTTAAATATATTCTTAAATGGTATATAAAACAACTAAAAAATAATAAAATATAATTAATATATACCATAAAAAGGTATGGGCTATTGACAAGGTTACCTGAAATGGTACTATTTAAGAAAACTTTCAAAAGAAAGTTTGTTTCCTTCCCTTTAAAAAAAAAGACCGAGTCACCTAAGGCTCGGCATTTGTTATAAAAAAAATGTTAGAATTATTTATTATTACTCTATGGTTAGAGTTTAAAGGACAGCTTTATGTTAAGTATGATTTACCTTTACGAAGTAATTGTGAACGTGCATTTGAAGAAATAAAAGAACGATACAAAGATACACCGATAAAAGTGGTAGCGGTTAAATGCGAACCGACAGAAGATTTTGTACTTGATGAACAAATATATAAATACACAAAATCATTTAATGAATATATAAATCCGAAGAAGAAATTATATGCCAAAAAAACCAGTAAAGAAAACTCAGGACTTACTCAATAAGATTTGTCAGTACATTGTTGAAGGTAAGTCATTACGATCCATTTCAAAAATGGAAGGTATGCCGACAGTTCAGGCGGTGATGAAGTGGTTAAATAACGATGAACAATTTTATAAGCAGTATCAGATTGCCAGAGAAAATCAGGGTGATTTGTATGGTGAAATGATTAATGATATTGCACTTGATTTAATCAATGGTAAAAGAACAGACTTTCAAAATTGTCGTGTAGCTATTGATTCGCTGAAATGGACAGTAAGTAAAATGTCTAGTAAACGTTGGGGAGATAGACAGCAAATAGATGTAAATCAAACCAATTATGTAGATGAATTGAATAAGGTTCAGGATGTTATTAAGAAGAGGATTGAAGAGAAAAACCTAGAGAAATCAAGGGATAACGTGGTGGCGATAGATAAGAAGGTGGGCAAAACCTCTTAACGTGTTTAGCACTACACACGTACAAAAATCACAGAATTTGTACAGTATTTGGTTATATAAACCAACTACAAGTTAATTAAATCAATGACTTACAAAGATTTATACACTACATAGTTTTATTATGGGGGTTTTTCACCTCGTTTTCATAAACCCCCACCCATAAAATTTAGGCGGGGGCAGATTATTATAGGTATATCTCCCTCATATTACGAACACCTAACCACCCCCCTTGTTTTTTAGAACAACCAATAGGATTCTATGCAAAATTCTGATGTAATTACTAAACTCGCACTAGACCCCACCCTTTATGTGGAAACAATGCTTAACGTCACCCCTGAAGATTGGCAAAAAGATGTTTTGGAGTCTTTGCTAACTTATGACAAGATTTCTATTAAATCGGGTCACGGCACGGGTAAGACGGCGTTACTGAGTTGGATTATTTTATGGTGGCTGAGTTGTCGCCTTCCGTGTAAAATTGCGATTACGGCAAACACGTCAAACCAGCTTAGTGATATTTTGTGGAGTGAGATTGGTAAGTGGCATCGTAATTTGCCACAAGGCTTTAAGGATTTATTTGAATTTAAGTCGGATAAGATTAATTTAGTCGGTGTTAAGGATAGTTTTGCGGTGGCAAGAACGGCACGCCGTGAACAGCCTGAAGCCCTTCAGGGCTTTCACTCACCCAATATGTTATTTATAGCGGATGAGGCATCAGGTATTGATGATTTAATATTTCAGGTAGCTGAAGGGTCATTAAGTACCCCCAACGCTAAAGTGTTATTAACGGGTAACCCTACTCGTTCTAGTGGTTATTTTTTTGATACGTTTCATACGATGTCGCATCGCTGGAAGAATTTTACTGTATCGTGTCACGATTCACAGCAAGTGAATCAGGGGTTCATTGAGGATATGAAAACCAAATATGGCGAAGATAGTAATGTGTATCGTATTCGTGTATTAGGTGAATTTCCTGATAACTCGGATGATTCAATTATCCCACTTCATTTGATTAGTGAAAGTATTAAACGTGATATTGAACCCAGCACGGATGACGTAGTTTGGGGTTTAGATGTGGCGAGGTTTGGTAATGATAAAACAGCCTTAGCTAAGCGACAAGGCAATACGTTGTTAGAAAAGGTGAAAACGTGGCAAGGTAAAGACTTAATGCAAACTGTCGGTCTTGTTGTTACTGAATATGAGGCGTTGCCGTATTCTAAACGTCCAACGGAAATACTGGTAGATTCTATTGGAATTGGTGCGGGTGTAGCGGATAGATTACAAGAATTAGTAGATTGTCAGGTTACGCCAGTTAATGTGGCTGAATTACCCGGTTTACAAGAAAAGTATTTACGTCTTAGAGATGAGTTATGGTTTTTAGCCCGTGAGTGGTTTGAAAGTCGTGATGTAAAGATACCTGAAGATGAAAATTTAATAGCGGAGTTAGTAACCCCTCGTTATTCGTTTATGTCTAATGGTAAGATTAAGGTTGAATCAAAAGAGCAAATGAAAAAAAGAGGGCATCAATCACCTGATTTAGCGGATGCTTTTTGTCTTACGTTTGGTAGTAAAGGTGCTTTTGCTAATGTTAATCGCAATTACAAATGGAATAAGCCCATTGAAAGGGATTATAAATGGATCGTATAGATCAAGACGAGCAAATGGATGTTTCGCCATTAATTGTAATTGTTGAATATTTAATAGAAATTAAACAAATGAATCCCCAGTTATCGTGGGAAGATTTGATGTATAACTGTATTTTTGCGGGGGCGTATATGGCGAAATACAGCAAAATGAATAAGGATGATTATTTAAAGGTATTACGAGGCATTAAGATTGTTGAGGAAGACATACCTGAATATCAAGTAGGTGAGGCGTAAATGGCGATTTACAAAGGCAGAAAAGTAACATTAAACAAACCCACTCGTATTAGTAAAGGGCAGACGAGTTATGGTAAAAAAAAATTTCAAGTTTTTGTAAAGAATAAAAACGATAATGTGGTCAGGGTTACATTTGGTGATCCAAATATGAAAATCCGCAAAAACGAACCAAGTCGCAGAAAAAGTTTCAGAGCAAGACACAAATGCGATACGGCAAAAGATAAAACCTCAGCCCGTTATTGGAGTTGTAAGAAATGGTAAAAACGAAATCAATATCAGCCCCACGTGGGTATCATTTTATGAAAAAGGGTAGTGGTTATACCTTAATGAAAAACCCTACGGGTGGTTTTAAACCACATAAAGGGGCAAGTTTAAAAGCGACATTTAAAATTCAAAAAGTACATAAATGACGAAAAAAAAATCCACAAAAAAGAAAAAGGCTGTACCCACTAACCCTTCGCTATATGCACGTGTTAAGGCAGAGGCTAAACGTAAATTTGATGTTTACCCCTCCGCTTATGCCAATGGCTGGTTAGTTAGAACCTATAAAAAGCGTGGTGGTAAATATAGGACAGTATAATGGCAAAACCTAAAGGTGGTTTAACCAAATGGTTTAAAAAAGAAAAGTGGGTGGATATTGCTAGTCCTAAGAAAAAAGGTAAATATCAACCTTGTGGACGTAAGTCAGCAAAAAGTTCTAAGCGTGGTTATCCGAAATGTGTTCCGTTAGCTACCGCTAAGAAAATGACTAAGGCACAAATTAAATCAGCGGTTACTCGCAAACGA